TGGGAAACTGGCGATAGTATTCGTTTAAACTATCCTGATCACCTTTTAAACCATCAACTTCGTTTTCCCAGTGGTTTATAACACCTACTTCAATTTGTAATCCATCTGATCCTTCAACCGATTTTGCCGGCGTATCAAAGACAGGGTGTCCATAAGTATCAATGAATCCTTCGTAGTTCCATTCCATAGGTATGAACAAAGAATATAATCCTGAGCTAGTTTGTCCGTTGCGGTTTCTTTTGGTAGCATCTGATGCATAGTACAATTTTTTAAAATTACCCCCACCTTTATCAAGAGAGTTACTTGTTGAACCCATCATACACTTACCTACAACTCTGCTACCTAATCTAAGGGTAGTTTTTGTAACCCTCCAGTTGTTTAGTATGTTATCAGGTCTTTCCCATTTACCTGATTCATCGTGCACAAGCAGCTTTAGTTTTTCACCATCATAGCTGTTATCACCTGTATTTTTCCAGTCAATAGTAGTATCAAGCCCTACAACTTCGTCAGGTGTTTCACCCTGATCTAGCTTTCTACGAGTTAGCTTTGACGCTGGTACTCTGTAAGCAAGCTCTGTTTTAGGCCGGTCCATACCGTCCTGTATTGGTTTAAAAAAGAAAGGGTAGTTAATTGATATTGGTACTACCTTATCGGTAAACATTTTTTTAGCATCAGCCCCTGATTTTGATAAGATACCGAATCTTGCATCGCTTGATATTGTTGCAAGGTTAACAGTTTCCCCTGATGCCATGAAGCTAAAGCCAGACCTTCTGTTTTTGAGGTAGCACATACCATAGCATCTTGTGTCTGCTTTGCAAGCTTCCCAGAATATAAAGAATAATCTGTTTGACTCCCTAAAGTCTGCTGCCCCAACGTCAATCTTACTCCACTGCAAGTACATGTAGTGAGTGCCAGTAAGATAAGTAGCAACACCTTTGTTATTGAACCAATGGCCTTCGTCGCGGCGTTTAAACTCTTCGTCAATATACTCATACCATCTTTCTTTAAAGTGCTCCGGGTATTTATTCCACTCAAATACACTTTTTATTTTATTTAATTCTTTAGGATATTCTTCTCTAGACCATTTGTCTTTATCCTTATTTAGTTTACCTTTAAAAGGTGGTAATGCTATTTTAAGGTTTTGTATTTCATACACATCACCTATTTGACCAGTCTTACTTATAACGACTATGTCGTGTTCTTTGTTATAACCGTACTCCCACTTTTTGCTTTTGTTATTTCTTTTAAGCACGTGAGGTTTTACGTGATCTGTAAGTACAGTAAATAAATTTTGCTTGTACATTACTTAGATCTACCCTCTGCAAAACCCTGAAAGGATTTTTGTTTGCTATCACCTGATTTATCCTCAAGCATACTTTTTTCTTCTTCAATGCGGTTAAGTATTTCAAACGCATCGAATATAGCTAACTTTTTTGTTGCGGCCGCGTTTTTTAAACGATCAGCCGAAATGTCATCATCTGAATCTACAATAGGTTCTTTAGCTACCTTGATTAATTCCTCAACTGCTTTTTGCCCAGCTTGGATTATATTCAACTTGGTTTTCTTGGTGCTCATACTTAATTACAATATCATTTGATTTCATACAATAAAGCCGCTGGTCATTTATAATAAACTCAAACTCACTGTTAGGTGTAAACCCTATAGTATCTCCCTCGTTTATTCCTTTAGCTTCTAAGGACTTATTACCATACTTTAGTACACCAATAAGCTTTTGCTCTTTATCGAGCTCTAGATCGTTATTATTTTCAAGTGGCATAGCAAAGCATCTATCAGCAAACGCGTACCATTTGTATATTTTTTTATATAAATATATTTGATCTATTTGACAAAAGTAAAGATCGTTTTTAAAAAACTTACTACTGTTAACCTCTTTACCTTTCATGTTATAATACCTTCTAAAGATATTATGATGAACTATAATTTCATCTCCTTCTTCTATAGGCGTATCAAAAGCAAGTGGCGTTGAAACTACAATAGCTTTATTGTTTACAAACTTATGTTTTTCAATACTACTATTTAGTAAAAGCTCTTTGCCATCTACGTCTATAGAATTATCATAAACCTTACCAACTGGCTTTATGATAAAATCATATACACTCTTCATTAATATTCTAAATCATACTCAACAGATACTGCCATGTGAGAATTAAATTTCTTCCACGGCAATACCTCGTTGTTTTTCTTTATATGAATATTATAAGAACTATCTTGATCATCAAATAAAATATATGCAATCTCGTGGCCACCATAAACTTGTTGGCCTACAGAGTAGTGCATAGCATCATTTTTATAATCAGAACCAATACTGATCTTTCTTATAACAGAATCCATTTTAGTCTTCTGCTTTAACTACAGCTAGATCGCTATCATCTTCATCTTCTTTTTCGATGATAGTATATTCTCCTGTAGACATATCAATATTGATTGCTCCGTATTCTCCTTCAAGATCTTTTTTAAACTCTTCTAAGTCTTTATTTACCCCAGCTATTTCGTGCAGAAGTGCGTGTTTGTTTGATTCCAAAACACCTATCTGAGTAATTATTTCACTTAGTTTAGTGTTGTGACCTTGTAAGGTTTCTAATTGTTTATCAGTAATTTTTGCCATTTGATTTAATTTAATTAATTTATAATAATATAGTTACACTATATTTTACTTTTCTACTCTGGTAAATCTTCGTATTCGTCTGCGTAATCAGCTGGTAAATATGATTCCATACCAGTTACTTGCTCAGCGCTACATTCGTCTTTATAAAAGTCGTTTGATAGTAACCAAGCAAAGTGGTCTTTAAGAACTTGTAGTTGCTCAGCTGAAGTTTCTTCATCTGCAGCTTCTGCTAGCTGACCATCAACTTGATTTACAATAACAGCTTTGTGGCTGTCCGGAGTGTTGTCTGATGTAATTGTGTTTCTAAACATTATTTATTTTTTAATAATTCTACTTCTGCTTTTAATTCTTTTATAGCTTGTACAAGTACAGGTATTAGTCTACCGTATGTAGCTTCAAGTTTGTCAGGATTTTCGTCGTAGACTAAGTTTAGGTAATCATCATCTACTGATTGTAGTTCTTGAGCAATAAAACCTATGTCTTTTTTACCTTTATTTGAACTAAAAAACTCATTACCTTCACTATCTGTTTCTGCTCTATGGTCCCAAACAAATTTCTTAGGTTGTAGAGAGTTAACAAATTCTAATCCATAAGGTATTGTTTCAATACTTGTTTTATCTCTTTCGTCAGATATAGCTGTAATACTAGTAACTTGTGCTCTAATAGTTCCTATACTTGTGTTACCTAGCGTTATTTGATTGTTGCCAGTACAAGCAGCCGAATAACCAAAACTGTTTTGATTAGATGCGGTAGTGCCACTACCAACAGCTTGATAACCAACCATTACATTAAAGTTACCAGTTGTTATGTTTGTGTTTAAAGCACCTGCTTGATAACCTAAAAATGTATTGTAAATACCAGTTGTTAAATCATTTCCTGCACCTGAACCTACAGCGACGTTTCTACCATCTCCTCCCGTATTGTTAAAGTTTATTCCTGCACTATGACCAATAAAAACATTATCAGGGCTTGATGTGATGTTCTTTCCAGCTCGATAACCTACTACCGTATTTTGATCTCCTGTTGTAGTTGCGTATAAAGCTTCATAACCAACAGCTACAGTTTGATTTGGATTAGAAACATTGTTTACACCATATAGTGCAAAAGAGCCTACAACTGTATTAAAGTTGCTATTAGCATAAGAACCAGAATATTCACCAACAAATGTACATCCTTGTCTAGCAGCTTGACTACCTGTAACTCCTTGCGCTGCATAACGCCCAATAGCCGTAATGCCGTCGCCATACTGAAGTCTTAATCCAGCATTTTGACCTACAACAGTACCTCCTACTAATGCCCAAGCAGCTGAGGAGCCTGCATATTCTCCAATTAATACATTGCCAGTAGTGTTGTGATATCTACCTGCTTGATATCCAATGTGCGTGTTAGAGCTTGATGTTGAAACAGAATAACCTGCTTGATAACCTATGTTTGTATTACGTGCGCCTGAAGTTTGTGTGTAACCTGCTTGGTAGCCTACTGATATACTTCCTACAGCTGTGTTTGCTCTACCAGCTTCACTACCTACAAATGTAACTTGTCCTGCCTGAGTGTTACTTCCAGCTTCATAACCTATTGCGACACTTTCGCTTACAGCAGCAAATGTTCCTGCTAAAGAACGAACACCTGAAGAAACATTTTTTTGCCCAAGAACCGAACCCGAGTTCATACCTATATAAGTATTGTCACCAAGAGTAGTATTCCAAAAACCAGCGCCTTTTCCAACAAACGTATTTCCACTACCTTGTGAATTTTGTTGTCCGGCTGTGTTACCTATAAATGTATTATTACTTGCTGCAGTACTCAATTTTCCAGAAAAATACCCAACACCTACATTGCTATTGCCTGTTACTAATGGAAAACATTCATTACCTATTGCTACGTTTTGTTGGGCAGTAATGCCTGATGATAATGCTTGATTACCAATTGCAATATTACCTGAACCAGTGGTTAAAGAGTTTCCAGCTGAATTACCTATAACTAAATTACCTGCAGGATTAGCTGATAAGCCTGATGGAATATTTATAAAATACGAGGACGTGCCATCTATTAGCACATCACTTAAACCATTTAAGCTAGACGCTCCACCACCGCCACCT